CCTATGCGAGTGCATAGGAGCCCATGTTGGGATTGTCCCAACTCCACTGGTTCTCAACCAGAGTTAGTACGGAAGTAGGAACATGAGAGTAAGAACTACCATACAGACTCCGTCCGGGGTCTACCCTACCGATTGGCAAGGGTTTGGCCTCGGCTGTGGTCCGTATGGGCTTTTGCTCTCACGTGAATCAGACTGGTCTGCCATGTTGGCTGATAAGTCATCTGACTTATCTCACCTCGTGGCTAACCAGGGCGCTCACGCTTGGAGTCTTACCAATTCTATATCTGATAGTCTTGGTAAGTCTCGAGTGCATGAGTGCATCCACGATAAGTGGACTGTACTATATTCCAATGATCTAGCACTTGGGAGTATCATAGCAAATGGTACCTTTCCCTATAAGTCTACCACCTATCGGTGGGAGGTTTACAGGCGGTACTCTGGCTATGGCCTCCTTCGTTGGGCCCTGGATAATCTTCCTGGGCCGTCCGTAGTTACGTTCCCTATAGAGGAGGCATGGCTCTCACGAGCTATGGACTCTTCTAGTCAGGTCGTATCTCCGGATCTAGACCTGGCCGCCGAGATCTTTCAATTGAAGGATCTCGGGTCCGGGATTAAGCAGATTGCGAATACTGTTCGGCAGTTTTCACTGCTGGGCTATTCGCCTTCTCGCTTCCTTACGCGCTCAAGGACTAAGTTCCTTAAGCAGTTAAAGGATCTTGTTGGCAGTCACCTGGCCTGGAAATGGGGAGTTTTCCCCGTTTATCAGGACTGTGTAGCTGTTGACAAGATAATCTCTGACGCTAATCGCCGGTTCAGAGTTCTGAAGCAGACGTTGGAACGTGGTTACCGGCAGTTTCATGCCGGGTATCAAGTCCCGCCTATTGCTTCAGAGTCACATTATGGGTGTCTACGCGGAAGTGTACATACCCCTAGTGCTGGCGCTGTTAGTTACTCTTTAACGGGTAACTACACGTCCTCTGGTCGTTACGGGGTAAGTTGTATCCAGCGCTTCTTTGGTGATATTGCGAACCTAGATTTAGGCTCGTATATCGCCATGCGTACTGGACTCGATAAGCCGCTATCCTCGATTTGGGAGTTAGTTCCGTACTCTTTTGTACTGGACTACTTCCTTAACTTGGATCAGCTACTTAACGAATTCCAGTCGCTTAGCGCTGATATACGTATGCGCCGGACCGATGGTTGTAAGTCCCAGAAATTCTGGGGCGAAACGACCTTCGATTTGACGTGTGCGATTAACGTATGGGATTACAGTGTGTATCCATACGTTAAGTACTTCTCCTGGAGCGACACGTGTCCTGCTATTGCTGGAATCCAGCATTCGCAGTTCGCGCGAGTTCCAATGGAATTCACGTCGCACTTCCAAGTAGAAACTTGGAAGAAGCGCATATTCACTCTGGCCGAACTCGCTCTTCAGCGAGTTCCGCATAGGTAATATTACCTATCGCTAGGTGAGTATTGTTGCCGGACATTTCCGGCTTGAATATTTCAATTCCCGTCAGAGAGGAGGCACCCTTGAAGGGTAGCTTTACACTCAGTGACGTGAATTTCGAGATGGTGTCCATGGAAAACGGGCGTGCGCTTTATCGGTGCACTAACCCGGGTACCGTGAACTCCGTGTCGCTCAACAGCCTCGCCTTTGAAATTAGCCACCTGGCGACGAAGGGTAACCTTCAACGCTCGATGGTGAAGATCACTGGCGAGATCCCGGGCGCCGACCTGAAGATGCGGACTTTCTCAGCCCACATCGTCTTGTCGTTTGACCCGCACGATGCCAACGCCCGCTCGGGCGCTGACTCGGCGCTGCTGCGACTCCTGGTGTACCTTGCGTACGCCGGCATTAACCGTGGCGTGACCGTTGAGGCCCTTGAACAGGGCATCTTCGTTCCCGAAACGTATGCCGACCCAACGCAGGGTTCCTAGGTCTCTGAATTCACGATGGGTATAGGAAAATTCCTATACCCATCTACCTCAGGGTGCTTGGAAGGACTATCCTTATGGATATCCCGAAAAGCCAGCTCTATTTAGAGCTCCTTGAGGCCGTGCTTCGAGACGCCTACTTGAGTACTAACTTGAGTAGACGAGCACAGAATATATCTCTCAAAAGAGATATTGACTATGCTCGAGGACGTATGCGTTCCGAGGGTTGTGCCTTCTTTAGCAAAACTCTTGCTAAGGTAGGTAACTCCTATACTCGTTCCTTAGATGGAACTAGTATCTTCAGTCCGGAAGGGCTGAAGCGGTATAAGAACAAGACCGTAAGGTCTGTCCTACCCGCTTTCGCGCGTAGGCTCTTCTTATGCACGCATACTGACTCTGGTATCCTCCGAAAGGAGGCTACCGCTGATATGGTACGTTACATTCGCAGCGTACTATATCTTACATACAAGATGCGAGAGGAGTTCGACAATGAAAGTATTGCAGCTTTTGCTGCAGATTTTCACAGTCGTGATCGACGCCTGCTCGAAGTGGCGTTCGTCAAAGAAGCTCAATGCTTCTTTGTCGACGAGAACTGGAGCAGGTTCGACCGGAGATGGCGAGAAACCTTAATGGTGGCTCGTCATCTTGTTCATAGGGTTGTTAGCAATAACGACCCTATGGACATTACTCCCTCACATGGTCCCGGGGCTGTCTCCGGCGGCGAAAAGCCGTGGGAGAAGCCTTACCATCGAAAGATGGCGGAACCCATGGGCGACATATACGATATATCGTATTATGTCTCAGGTGCCCATGCGCTCGCAGATAATATCCGCGAGTGGCAACAAGGGCAGACTCATGATGACGTAGCGCGGGTCTTGTTCGTCCCAAAGGACGCACGAGGTCCACGTGTAATCACGTGTGAGCCTGTCGCTAAGCAGTGGATACAGCAGGGTCTTATGAAGTGCATGAAAGATGCACTTCATGAGTCGGCCATTTCAACTGATATGATCTGTTTATCAGATCAGTCAGTTAATGGAGCTATTTCTGCTATATCTTCTGTATTGGGTACGTATGCAACCCTCGACCTGAAGGATGCATCCGATAGTATTACCACTGAACTCGTAAGAGTTCTTTTTCCATCGAACTGGTACAATGCCTTGATGGCCGTAAGGTCACCGAAGTATCGTATTCAGGGCGATGCCACTACCTACGAACTGATAAAGTTTGCAGGTATGGGTAATGCTACCACGTTCCCGACAGAAACGATATGTTTCTGGGCGCTAGCCCTGGCGTATAATATCGTATGCACTCATGGCTACGTGGGCATTAACAGAGCACTGCACCCGAGAAATCTGGTGCAGAATGCTGTTTATGTCTATGGAGATGACATTGTCATCTCCTCCCACTCGGTTGATGGCGTTCGTCAGCTATTCGAGTATGTTGGCCTTCAGGTCAACGACAAGAAAAGCTTTACGAATGGTCGCTTCCGAGAGGCATGTGGCTATGATGCATTCGATGGGCAAAACGTAGCACCGTTGAGGATTAAAACCCTCCTCGATGCTATGAATGCCGATTATGCGTCATTAGCTGGCCTAGTACAGATGTGTAATAGGGAGTGGAAGAAATTCCCCTCTTTAACACATTATCTGTACGAACTAGTCAGAATGCGATACCCGTGGATCCGTAACTGTGAAGTTACGTCTCCTGGGAGTGTCTCGTTCTGCCTAGGCCACATACTGGTCGATGAGCTACCGAGACGATGGAACTCCAAGCTTCAACGAATGGAGTTTCGCGTTCCGGTGGTGACTCCGAAGCGTAAGCTTCGGAAGACTGGCAGGTGTGCCAGACATCACTGGTGTGATGTGCTCCAGGTCCTAGTCAAGCCTGGACTCAGAGTCTATCGAGACTCTGCGGCCGATCAGTACTCTATTCCAAATCAGAGTATAATCAGATTTGGGTGGAGAGCACTGGCTTCGCCTTCTTCTCCCTTAAAAGAGAAGTTGCTACGGAGCTTCGGTATAACCGATACCGAGTAGGTGTGAGGGAAACCTTTCACCTGCATGTGTTTTCTTCGGGCGTATGCAGTAATGCATAGGGCAGTTTAACTGCTCCATGGCGGCGCGCCGCAAGGCGCGCCGTCTAAGGCGCTGAAGGTGGTACCTTCAAACGGGG